ATAAGGGAGGTAGCAATCCACTTCCATGGACGCAGAAGTGGATCAGTGGTGCAGAGGTTCAAGTTGCTCCACAGGAAACAGAGATCACATCTTATGTAGTTGGTGGTGTTAAGAAAGACGTTAACTCTGACACGTTCAAAGGATTTAGTCTATGATTGAAAGTGATGAATACAAGCGTGGGTGGTATGATGGTTATCAGGCTGCTAAAAAAGAACAGCAGATAAACCTTCCACCTTTACCATATACACCACCAATTAGTAACAATCCTAGATGTATGGTGTGTGGTATGGAATTTAAAAATGCGATGGGTTATGTTTGTTATAATTCTAATTGTCCAACTAAAGTAACTTGCGCCACTCCATTTCAGGGTGCAACATCAATCGGTCAGGGTGGAGAACCGTGGCTCAATAATAAGGAAGAAAAATGTTAACTTGTCAAGAATGTGAAGCAGAATTCGAAATTATACATGATAGCATCGGGGAGCCAGAGTTCTGCCCGTTTTGTGCAGCCAAGTTAAGATATGATGATGAACATCTTCAAGAAGAAGATGGAGATGATGACTGGTATCCTGACGATCCATAGTAATAAATACGAGAAACAAAGGAGTTTCTCGTGTGGTTTTATAATGGTGAATATTATGATACAATTGGAGATTATGTCGGATTCGTTTATCTCATAACCAACCAAACCAATGGAAAGAAATACATTGGGAAGAAAAATTTTTACTTTACTAAAACAAGAACAATTAAAGGAAAGCGTAAGCGTTCCAAAGTCGAGTCAGATTGGCAAGATTACTACGGTTCTAACAAAGAGCTTCAAGCAGATGTGGAGCTTCTTGGTAAAGAAAATTTCAAAAGAGAAATCCTAAAATTATGTAAATCCAAAGGAGAATTTGGATATTACGAAGCTAAGTATCAATTCGAGAATAATGTTCTCGAAGAAGATAACTGGTATAATACCTGGATTATGGTGCGAGTACATAAAAAACACTTGACGTTTTTGAAGAATAAGGTAGAATAATAGTTGAGCCCACGTAGACCAACAGGCAGAGTCGGGAGACTTAAAATCTCCGTAGTGTCAGTTCGAATCTGACCGTGGGCACCAATTTCAAAGGAGTACAGAATGGCGCATCCTCATAAGAATAGACCACGTAAGGGTCGTAGAAAGATTGGTTCAAAGAAGCGCAAGGCTCGTTCTGCAAAGGCCAAGCGTAAGTAAAATAAATGCGGGTGTGGTATAAGGGTTGTGCCCTAGCCTTCCAAGCTAGTGAAGACCAGTTCGAGTCTGGCCATCCGCTCCATAATTAAAGGTGAAAAATGTCTAAGGATTTTAATATCGATGAAGTGGTTCAGTTTATCCGCGATTCTTCGCCTTCCACCTCCATCTATATTGGAGCAGATAGTGAACGCTACCGTGGTAGGGATGAACAGTGGTACGCTGATTACACAGTTGCTATTGTTGTACACATGGATTCTAGTAGAGGTTGTCGTGTCTTCGGAAAAGTAGATACAGAACGTGATTATGATAAGCGTCACGATCGTCCAGCTGTGCGCTTGATGAACGAAGTTTATCGTGCATCACAAATGTATCTCGATTTGATCGAAGCAATTGGTGACCGTCACTGTGAAGTTCACTTAGACATTAATCCTGACGAATTGCACGGTTCATCATGCGTTATCCAGCAAGCAACTGGATACATTCGTGGTATGTGTGGTTTTGCTCCAAAGGTAAAGCCAGAAGCTTTTGCAGCTTCCTATGCTGCCGATAGACTAAAGGAGATTATCGCTCTATCAGCTTAACTTCTTTTTAAAAGAAGTGACACGTGCACGTGCGATGCCGCCGCTGAGACAACGATTCGCGCGAGTAGCTCAATGGTTAGAGCCAGCCGCTCATAACGGCTTGGTTGGGGGTTCGAGTCCCTCCTCGCGCACCAAAAAACCTATGAAAAACCTCATTTTATCTATATCTATCCTTCTTCTGTGTGGCTGCACTAGCACTAGTGGGTACAGTCTCACAGAGGAAGGTTTCAAAAGCCTAAATACTTCTTACCAAGTTAATGCGACTTGGTATCAGTCGGGTAGCCGTACTGCCAATGGAGAAAAGTTTAATCCTGATGGCATGACAGCAGCCCATAAAAAATTACCATTCAATACTCGAGTGCGATTAACGAACCTAGAGAATGGTAAAAGCATTGTGGTTAGAATCAACGACCGTGGACCATTTCGTAAGGGTTATGAATTTGACTTAGCCCGTGGTGCCGCGAGAGCAATCAATATGAGAGGTATCTCTAAGCTCGAAGTACTTGTGTTGGACTAACCACCAACAAAAGGAAAAAATATGAAGAAGAATATTTTAATTGTGGCGTTAGCTATTGCGCCGTTCGCTTTTGCGGATCTCGCTTCAGCAAAACCAAGCAACGAGAATACTCAGTATTCGCAGGAAACGCCTAAGAAAAAGGTAGTTAAAAAGAAAAAGAAAGTAAAGGCTGTTAAAGTTGCTCCTGAGCACAATGCAGTTCTTAAAGAATGTGGATTCTTTGACTTCTCATGTAACGCTAAAAGAGAAGAACAAATAATGACAGCATCATCTGGTTATAGACCAGATCCAGCTCCAACAACACAAACATATGCTCCTTCAGAAGAAGAAAGTGCTGCTAGTTATTGGCGCAAAGAGTTTGCAAGAGTAAATCCACCTGTAAAAGCTCCAACTGAAAAACCAAAACAAAATAATAAGATTATTGTTCGTAGAGATTGCTTGTTCTGTGAAGATAAATCTGGAACTTATGCAGAGGCAAAGAAGTGGGAAGGTAAAAATTCTCGCAATAAGGAAGATAGAAAAGAATTGACAATGCTATTCAATGAGTCAACAATTCCTCCTATCGATCCAGGTAAACTTCCATGGTGTGCAGCATTTGCTAATTCAATCCTAAACAAACTAGGATTGGAAGGAACTAATAGCTTGATGGCTCGCAGCTTCCTTCATTATGGTGCACCAACTAAGAATCCACAGGTTGGTGACATTGTAGTTACAAAGCGTGGTCGTGGTAACGTTGCTGGTCACGTTGGTTTCTTTGAAGGTTATGAAGTCGTTGACGGTATAACCTATGTTAAAATTTTTGGTGGCAACACTGACAAGATGGTATCAACTGGATGGTTCCCAGTTACTGCAGTTCTTGGTTTCCGTAAGATACCTCAGTACTCATGAAATATAAGCTCGTAGAAAGAGCTAAGTATTATGCAATATATGACACAGAGCGTGATGTAGTAGTTTTAACATCTTCTAATCGCGCTCTGTGTATTAAATTGATGGAGTTATATAATGCTAGACCCACAAGTGAAAATAACATCAGACCTTAATTGGTGTCTTGATATTCTCAAACGCATAGATGATATTCTTAAAAAGCCAAACGTGAGTGAGGCTGATCTTGCACAGGTACATTGGTTAGTTAAGCAAGCTCTAAAAGTAGAACGTGAAGATGACTGATAAAGAAGATAAAGTTTCTACTATCCCAAATATTGAAGACCATCATTATCTATTATTCAATAAAGATTTTGATGCTGGTTCTTGTGGCGATGCAATGGAGTTTATTATTGCTCGCAATCTAATGCGTAAAGATAAACCGAAATTTATGAAGATGATAATCAACTCGCCTGGAGGTGAAGTTGGGTCGGCGTTTGCTCTTATTGATACAATGAAGGGATCAAAGATTCCAATTTACACTTATGGGCTTGGTGAAATTGCTAGCTGTGGTCTTATGACATTTATTGCTGGTGAAAAGGGACATCGCTATGTAACTCGTAATACTGCTATTCTTTCTCACCAGTATTCATGGGGAAGTTATGGTAAAGAACACGAACTTATGGCTCGTGTAAAAGAGTTTAATAACACACATGCTCGTATTGTAGAACATTATAAGCGTTGTACTGGGCTTGATGAAAAATCTATTAAAAAGTATTTGCTACCTGCTGAAGACGTTTGGTTGACAGCAAAGGAAGCAGTTAAATATGGAATAGCTGACGAAGTCGTTGACTTCTATTAAGGAGAAATATAATGGGTATTATTCGTCTTAGCGATGAAGAAGTTTTCGGTACAGACTCTCAGGAATATGAAATTCTTTGGAACGCTGCACTTGAATTGAAGAATGAAACTCCAGGAGCTGTTGTTGAAATTGGTACTCGTCGTGGTGGTTCCGCCAAAATGATTATCGATGCTCTTCATGCCAAAAATAACAACAACAGACCAATGTTCTGTATTGACCCATATGGGAATATTGAAATTGAATGCACTAATTTAAATATGAAAATTCACAATCCTGAACGTAAAATCGAAGGTGATCCAATGTCAAAAGAATTGACATCACCACAACGTTTCGATTATGATAATACAATGCGTAATCGTATCATTCCTTCACTATATTACTACGCATATCAGAGAAACTTTAACTTCAGTTTCTTCTGCTTGGAAGATACAGAGTTCTTCAAACGTTATCATGACGGTGTTCCTGTTTATCAAGAATATAAAACACTTGTTAACGATTACGCTTTTGTTTTCTTTGATGGACCGCATGACAATCAGTGTCTTGATATTGAGACAGAGTTTTTCGTAAAGCGTGCACCTGTTGGTGCTGTATTTGTTTTCGACGACATCTGGATGTATGATCACGATAAGATCGTAGAAGAAAAGCTTTTCGCTCATGGATTCGAAACTCATGAAAAGAAACAAATCAAAGCTTCCTACATTAAGGTAAAGTGATGTTCGAAAAAGTTTGGGAATGGGCAGCTACTGCTGTTCTTATTGTTGGAGTCACCCTTACCGCTTGGAACATTTATCCACTTAACATCTGGTTCTCGCTTGCGGGAAATGCTATGTGGGCTGTTCTCGGTATTATGTGGAGAAAGTGGTCGTTGATAACTATTCAGGTAGTTGTCACAGTGATATATATTGCTGGTCTTTTGTCAATAAATAGTTGACGCCAGCACATTAATATAGTATGATATGAATATGGAGACTAATATGAACCATAGTGATCTTGAACTTCTTGTTATGTATGATATGTATGAGCTTGGCTTGGACCCAACTAACCCCGAAGATATCAAACTATACTGGAAGGTAATGCTACCATGCACGTAACCGTTTACTCAAAGCCTGATTGCACACATTGTACAAACGCTAAGATGCTCCTTGCATCTCGCGGCATCAGCTATAATGAATTGAAGTTGAATGAAGATTTCACTCGAGAAAATCTATTAGAACTTTTCCCATCAGCAAAATCATTTCCAGTAATTGTTGTTGATGGTTTTAACATTGGTGGATTTGAGCAACTTCGACAGAAACTTGATGAAGATTATAAACCAACTACACAAAGACTTTTGACTGAAGGAGAATGGAATGGCAGGTAATCGTGATGAGATCCTCAAGGATCTTCGTAATTATGTAATTGAAGTGCACTTTGATAAGGTAAATGGTGATCCTCGCGTTATGCGTTGCACTCTTCGTCCTGATCTTTTGCCTCCAAGTTATAGAGAAAATCTTGATGAACAAAAAGAAGAAACAGAATTTCATCAAACAAATCCTGATGTGATTGCTGCTTGGGATGTTCAGAAGGGCGGCTGGCGCTCTTTCCGTGTTGACAATGTTAAGTATGTACAGAACGTAAACGAAAGCTATTGATATGAAAAAGTTGGTTATGGTGGAGGCGTTATCTCAATTTCGCCTCCGTTATGTGATTGAAGTTGAAGACAATATTGATCATGCACTTGATGAATATGTTATGCGCGAAAGCGATCTTGAATTTAAAGAGTTTAGTCAAAAACATCTAGAACCAACAGTTATCGTCGATCATTATGAGATTACTGAAGAAAAATATCTCGAAATGTTCGACAAAGACAATGACTATTTGGCTAGTTGGGATAAAGAAAAGAAATTGAATTTCATCAACAAAATTAATTACGAGGAGAACTAATGAAATGGCATATTGGGGTTATCATCTAATTCTAGATTGCGCTGAATGTGATGTAAATGCAATCACTGATGGCGTTAACATTTACAACTTCGCCAAACAGCTTGTCAAGGATATCGATATGGTTGCTTACGGCGAACCTCAAATTGTTAATTTCGGTTCAGGTAACAAGGCTGGATATACTCTAGTCCAGCTTATCGAAACTTCAAACATTTGCGCTCACTTCGTTCCTGACGATGGAATGGGTGGGAATGCGATGTATCTTGACGTATTCTCTTGTAAGGAATATGATGATCAGGTTGTTATCAATTTGGTTCGTCAATATTTCGGCGCTAAGTATATACGTCCAAACTATTTGACACGTCAAGCATAAGGAGCTTTTATAATGGTATATGATGATGACGAGTGGGAACAATCGAATTGGATCTGTTGTTCCAGCAGTAAAATTTAAGACTCGTGTTCGTGACGAATCAGTCGGTGGGCCAAATCCTTTTCGCTGGCAGGATGTAAACAGTTATGAGTTGTTTGGTAATAAACGTGTAATTGTTTTCTCACTCCCTGGAGCATTCACTCCTACATGTGACACTTATCAGCTTCCTGGATTTGAAAAGAGCTTTGCTGACTTCGTTCAACTTGGAATTGATGAGATCTATTGTATCTCTGTGAACGATTCATTCGTTATGAATTGCTGGGCAAAGCAGCAAAACCTTGAGTATGTTAAGGTCATTCCAGACGGTAACGGCGAGTTTACCAACAAGATGA